TTTATCTGGATACGATCACATCGTTACACACGGGCAAAGGGAGAGTATGGTCACCCAGACCATATCAATCTTCATAACTTCGTCATTAAAAACTGGGCAAATAAACCTATCACCACTTTCGGGTATTTGTCCGGGAAGTATGTGTTGAGGTTAGACGCGCTGACAACTAATAAGAAGTTGGACGCGCTTAAAAAATACGACTACCTACGCTCCATGTATGAGAGCGGAAAGAACATTCCCATGTGGAAATCTATAGTAAATAATAGATATAAAGGAGGTATAAGAATGGATGTGGAAACTTATGATGGAGCGTGGCCAATATGACGCACCCAAAAGCACCAGACGAGTGGTTCAACCAGAGGATCATAGAAGGAAACGGTATCTTTGATCGTGATTCCTACGAGCTGATGATGTCAGCTGTGAAAAGTTTCAGGACAGCTATCGATATTGGGGCGCACGTGGGAACCTGGTCTATCCCTATGGCGTCTCACTTCAAACAAGTCATGTCTTTTGAACCTGACTGGGTGAATTTCAAATACCTCCTGGCTAATACGTCTGGGATTAATAACATCATCAAGCACAACATAGCTCTTGGTGCTGCTAATGAGTGGGTAGGAATGGAGAAGGGGTCAGAGAATAGTGGTCAGAGTTTCATATCGACCAACACAAAAAATCTATCCCAACCAATTCTCATGGCAGCTTTGGACGATTACGATCTTTCAGGAGTAGATCTAATCAAAATAGATACTGAGGGATTTGAGTTGAATGTATTGAGAGGGGCAGCGTTTACGATAGCAAAGTGCTCACCAGTTATAATGGTGGAGCTAAATGGTTTGGGTAAACGCTACGGAATCATGGACTCGCAGGTGAAAGAGTTCCTGGAGAGCTTGAGCTATAAACTATTTGGAAAACAAAATAAGGATTATGTGTATGTCAGAAAATACGATGGACAGACCTATCCCCTGTCCTAACTGCGGGAAGAACCTTCTGCTAGATGTGACTACAGAGGCTTATCGTTGTTCCTGTAAGGCCAAACTTGTTGAACGCTCGATGGATCTAATAGGGCTCTGCTGTCCAAGATGCAACTCTAGTGCTCCGCACTTCATGCCGTTCTTCAGTGAGCAGGGAGCAGTCTGCGCTATCGCATGCTTCTCATATGCATGCCAGGGGACGACGATGATCTTCATCAAGAACGGAGTATTGGAATCTGTTGAGGTTGGACATATAAAAAGGTACGAAGACGATGATCCGAATTTTAAAGAACCAGCTTGACCAGGAGGAATTTAAATCGTATCTAGAGAAATTGGGCGCAGACTTCTCTAAGGAGTCTCCGTTCTTTTCGTTCAGGGTATCTGAACGATGCTACACTCGGTTCTACGACAAGGTGTATGTAGACGGGTGGGATCTAATAGGGCCAGAAGAAAACCTGGTTCTAAATTTTATCGAAAGGAAGACTGAGATGGAAACAAGCGCAGTAAAGAAAGAGATCGAAGACAACGGCATTGAGCAGCAGGCGCTTTCAACAGCAGAGTTTATTCCTGTTGAGAGTTCCAACCTGGAAGCTGTAGCCTATGTCGCGGAGCAAAGCCTGCTCTTCATTCGCTTCAAAAGCACCGGGACCTATGCGTTCTATAGCGTATCCCCCGACACTTTCAAGACGCTTCTGGGCGCCGAGAGCAAGGGCACGTTCTTCAACGATACCATCAAGGGAAAGTACAGCTACGCAAAGGTGGCCTGATGGATAGACAAGAACTATCGATCTACTGGAACTACTCAATGGCAGTCTACAGAAATACGGTCGACGCAGAGACGCTCGATGGTCGTATTGATGTGATGCTACAATATACGGAGATCAGCCCGTGGCTAAGAACAAAACTCACCGGTCTCCAGACCGTAAACAAGAGGAAGTTAGCCGCTTAATGACTGCGTATCCGTTTGGACTCCACCAAGACCCCGAAAACGGGGCTTGGTGGATGCTCCAAAAGAACGCAGCGCATAACGCGATCGGACTTCCTGAAACCACCTGCCCATTTGTAGTCCCTACCAGAGGGGAATGCCCTCACCAGGTAAGACTTACTGGTGAATATCCAGAGAGCAACATATTATCAGACTTTGCAGAACTGCTGGACAACCCAGGTATTCTAAATCACTTCCTACCTATGGTGTCTCTACCCACAAAGATCATGGTGATCAGGGCGCGTCCTAACCATCACAGGTTGGTGGCGAACCTTCATAAGCTGTCTTGCCCAACAGCAAACATGTGTGTTGTACTGACGGGGCCTGTCTCGCCCATCATAAAGAAAGCAGCCGTGGCTTCTCTTTCTAATATGGGGCACCTTCTTATCATAGGTGCTACCGACTTCGCCTCATATAAGCTCAGAGAGATAGTGAACCAATGCCTGGTGACCAATACTAAGCTGACGATCATCTCTGAGGACGATCTTACGCTATCAAGCCGTGGTGGTCAGTACGCCAAAGTGACTCTCGAACAGGAGTCAAAGATATTCGATTTCCTTTCTGTTTGGGGGGAGGAGGATGAACAGTTCCCAACCTTGGGGGCTTATTATCTATACAACAAGATGCGTGGAAATAGTATTTAGAGGAGGGAAGAATGCCAGAACCTTTATTCGATTGGCAGATAGATGATCTCGCGTTCTATATGAAGAACGAACGATGCGTAAATCTCAGCGACCCAGGCAGCGCCAAGACTCCTACGGTTTGCGTCTACTTGGAGTGGCTTTGGAACAAGAAGAAATGCAAGTCCATTTGGACTATGCCTAAATCGCTCATGCGCAAGAATAGGGATGAGCTTCTTCGCTTCACCAACTTTACGAAGGCGGACATTGCGATAGTGGATGGAACCCCTGCTGTTCGTGAGGAGATAATGAATAGGCCGGCAAAAGTGTTCATCATGGGCTTCAAGAGATTCTCCGATGATTGGAAGAAGATCAGGACTCTTCACCCAGAGATAGATATGGTGGCTATCGATGAGGTTCATATGGGCTTCAAGTCACACAATAGTCAGAGAACTAAAGAGCTCTTCGTGGCGATGAGAAGCATCAAGCACTTCCTTCCCATGTCTGGGTCTCTTATCGACGGGCGCCTGGATAGCGCATATCCAACCATCCATATCATAGAGCCTAGATATTACACTAATCATTGGTCGTTCATGGCACAGCATGCAATCTCTGACGAATACGGCAGAGTTATAATGTGGAGCAACCATGAGAAGCTTGGGAGAATATTCAAGAGGCATGGCATTCGTCGTACATTCGAATCGGTTTGGAAGGACGCGCAGAAGCCAGTCATTATCACTGAGAGGGTGGAAATGTCTGAGAAGCAGCGTAAAATCTATAACGAGTTCGAAGAGAAAGCCATCCTCGAATTGGAGGACGGTTACCTGGAAGGCTTCAATCCCGCTGTGAATGCCATACGCTGCCGCCAAATTATGGCTCACCCTGAGACCTTCAAGCTTCTTAAGGAGGGGGAGATCACTGGTAAGGATGAAGCTCTGCAGGTTCACCTTGAAGATCACATCAACAAGAAAGAGCCTATTCTTATCTATGCTGCCTTGGTTCCAGAGCAGGAACGTATTGCAAAGATATGTACGGACGCTGGTTTCAAGGTTGGGCTTATGAATGGGGCTACGTCCGCTCCTGATCGGTCAGACATAGACGAGAAGTTTCGTTCAGGTGAAATTGATTGCATCGTAGGATCACCACAGGTCGCAGCGGTTGGTTTCAACTGGGGTCATATCGACCACGTGGTATTCACCAGTCTCAACTATCAGAATGTGGACTTCGTACAAGCATACCGCCGGGCGATCCGCGGGGCGCGTAAGAAGCCGCTGCGCGTAACGGTGCTTGAATACGCAGACTCAATAGACCAGAGGATATTTCAGATCGTCAATAAGAAGTCCTTGGACTTGGCCAAGGTGGATTCCAGCTACGATGTTCTCACTCTGGGTTCCCAGAAAGAAGATAGTATTCTGGATAAGGTAATTGATGCAAGAAAAGCAAAATAGTTGTTGACCGGGTTTCCCCAAACTGGCATAAATGGGTTGTCCTTCAGAAATTGTTTCTGAAGGTTACAACGAAGAAGGAGACCTATCTTATGTCGCAACCAAATCCTGTTGACGCTGCCATTGCAAAAGCTGAAGCGCAAGCCGCAGCAAATGCTCCATCCAATCTGCCCCAACAAGGGCAGGTGGTAGATATGGTACCGGCCAACGGTACGTACTCTGCACCAGCCCCGGTTAGCCTGGGAGACCTGAAGAAAGGAATGAACGTAGATTCATTCCTGAAGCTCAGCTTCTATGGGATGGCTATCGGGAATCCTGAACCTCTCTTCCAAGGCCCAATCAAAGCCAAGATCGATATGGCTGAGTTCCAGGCTTTTGAAGGGTTGGTTTACGGTAAGCCTCCAGTTTACATCAAGACGTTCGACCGTATCACGGAAGAAAATGGTGGAAGCTGGGCTGATGCAATGAACAAAGCTCGTCGCGCAGACCCTTCTGCTCGTTCTTAC